TAAGTGTCTAGCCCCATTTCAAGACACAATCATGCTGGTAAATGAGATAAATCAGTTACACTATCTAGACAAAAAACTTCAATTTGATTTTTTAATAAATAGTCTACGGTCAAGGAAAAGATTTGCTCCTTGGGTGAAGGCGACGAAATTAGAAAATCTAGAGTATGTTAAAGAGTATTATGGTTACAACAACGAAAAGGCAAAGGTTGCTCTTGATATACTGGATGATGAACAAATTTCTGCCATAAAACAAAAAATGAATAAAGGCGGAAGAGATGGAAGAGATTAATTGGACACAAGAACAACTGCTAGAAGTGGGGCTCGGTGAGCCGGATGATTTTTTGAAGGTAAGAGAAACACTTTCTCGTATCGGTGTTGCTTCAAGAAAAGAAAGAAAACTATATCAATCCTGTCATATTTTACATAAACAGGGCAGATACTATATTGTGCATTTTAAAGAGTTGTTCGCCCTTGATGGTAAAAAGACAAATATAACCACCAATGATATGTCGAGAAGAAACACGATAGCTATTCTTTTACGAGATTGGGGGTTGATTACCATACTAAGTGAAATGACATATGAGCCTGCTCCCTTGAGTCAGATAAAAGTTCTCGCATACAAAGAAAAAAGTGAATGGACATTGGAGACAAAATATAACATTGGGAAGAAAAGAGAGACTTGACAAATTCAATTGAAGGTGGTATAGTGTCACTATGAGTTTTTATACAAATGTGATTCAACGTGGCAATGTTCTTCTCGTCAGAAGTATCGAGAATGGTAAACGTATCCGTGACCGTGTAGAATATGAACCAACACTATTTAACATAGTGTCAGAGAAAACAAAATACACAACACTTGATGGTCGATATGTTGCTCCGAAATATTGTGATTCGATAAGAGACGCAAAAGCTTGGTTAGAGCAAAGACAAAATCAAGACATTGTATTCGGTAACACTCAATATCCTTATTGTTACATTAGTGATAAGTATCCTGACGATATGTCTTGGGACAAAGACCAGCTCCTTATTGTAACAATTGATATCGAAGTTGAGTGTGAGAACGGTTTTCCTAATCCAAAGGATGCGGCAGAACCGTTATTGTCAATCACAATGAAGAACCACCAGAATAAACAGATTATTGTCTGGGGCCTTCATGAGTTCCAGAACTATCGTGATGATGTGGACTATCGCTTGTGCAAGGATGAGGATAACTTGCTCATGAAGTTTCTTGACACATGGAGAGCGATAGACTATCCTGACGTTATTACTGGTTGGAACACAGAGTTCTTTGATATTCCCTATCTGTGCAATCGCATTAGAAATCGGCTTGGTGAGGACATGATGAAGAAGTTGTCACCTTGGAATAATGTGTTTGACAAAGAAGTGTATCAGATGGGCCGCAAGCACCAAGTATACACCATACAAGGCGTCTCTGCACTAGATTACTTTGACTTGTATCGTAAGTTCACCTACACTAACCAAGAGCGCTATACCTTGGACCACATTGCTTTTGTGGAGCTAGGTGAGCGTAAAGATGGCAACCCATACGATACTTTCAGAGAGTGGTATCAAAAAGACTATCAGTCGTTTATCGAATACAATATCACAGACGTTGAACTTGTTGATAAGCTCGAAGACAAGATGCGTCTCATTGAGTTGTGTCTGACGATGGCTTATGATGGTAAGGTGAACTTCACTGATGTTCTTGGTTCAGTACGTTATTGGGATAATGTGATATATAATCATCTTCGCAAGAAGAATATTGTGATACCACAAAAGAAAGAGCATAAGAAATCAGAGAAGTTTGAAGGTGCATATGTAAAAGACCCGCAAGTGGGTATGCATAATTGGGTTATGTCATTTGATTTAAACTCGCTGTATCCGCACCTTATTATGCAATACAACATTTCACCAGAGACTTTAATGGACGGTTGTGAAATGAAAGAGGGCCTGGTAGATAAAATCCTTGATGGTAAAGTTAAAAGTCACAAAGAATATTGTATGACTCCTAATGGTGCATTTTTCCGTAAGGATAAAAAAGGTTTTCTACCAGAATTAATGGAGAATGTGTACAATGATCGTGTCAAATATAAAAAACTTCTGCTCGAAGCTAAGCAAGAGTATGAAAACACTGGTAAACCCTCAACGCTCAAACTTATATCTCGGTACGACAACATCCAAATGGCGAAGAAGATTTCTCTTAATTCCGCTTATGGCGCAATTGGTAATAGTTACTTTCGTTATTACGATCTCATGGTCGCTACAGCAATTACAAGCAGCGGCCAGTTATCTATACGATGGATTGAAAAGGCTATCAACATCTATCTTAACAAGATTCTTAAAACTGATAAAGTTGATTACGTCATTGCAAGCGATACAGATTCGGTATATATCACTTTTGACGTTCTGGTTGGGAAGGTGTTTAAATCGGGAGGAACAGATGAGAGAATTGTCGATTTCTTGGACCGTCTTGCAAAAGAGAAGTTGGAACCTTTTATTGGGAAAAGTTATCAAGCTCTTGCTAAGAGTATGAATGCATACGAACAGAAAATGGAGATGTCTAGAGAGGCGATTGCAGATAAAGGTATCTGGACTGCCAAGAAACGATATATCCTCAATGTGCATGACATGGAAGGTGTTCGATTCAAGGAACCACAACTGAAGATCATGGGCATCGAAGCAGTCAAATCGTCAACGCCTGCACCATGTCGAGAGAAGATTAAGCAAGCTCTCAAAATCATTATGAGTGGTGATGAGAAGATGCTAAATAGTTTCATCAAAGACTTTAGGGAAGAGTTCATGACGTTACCACCAGAAGATATCGCATATCCAAGAAGTTGCAATGGTGTTAAAAAATACACAGCAACATCTAAAAGCACCATAGATTTAATGAGTGGCGAAAACGTGCAATATGGTTTCTTTGAGAAAGGTGCTCCAATACATGTTAAGGGGGCAATACTTATGAACCACCTTGTCGAAAAAAATAATTTATCTCACAAATACCCTTACATACAAGAGGGAGACAAGATAAAGTTTATTGCACTTAAAGAACCAAATGCATATCAATCATCTGCATTTTCTTTCATGACAAGTTTTCCCACAGAGTTCGGTTTGGAGGAACTAATCGACAGACCGCAACAATTTGAAAAATCATTTGTTGAACCACTGCGCTTCATAACAGACAAAATATTGTGGGCCATAGATGGTAGTTATGGTTCTCAAGGAACATTAGAGGATTTCTTTGGATGAGATATTATCGTTACACTTTAGATGACTTACAACAATCAGCAGATAGAAAACTATTCACATACATTTCATTCTTTGCAGGCGGTGGTGGTTCATCTGCTGGTTATAAACTTGCGGGTGGAGATTGTAAATTTGTAAATGAGTTTCAACAAGTCGCAGTAGACACTTATCTTGCAAACTGGCCAGATACTCCACACATATGCGGTGATGTCAAGAGCATCACTGGTAAGCAGATTATGGAGATGACTGGCCTAGAGAAGTATGAACTAGACATTATGGATGGCTCACCGCCGTGTCCGCCTTTTTCTATGTCTGGAACCAAGAAAGAAGGATGGAACAAAGAAAAAACCGCATATGGCATGAAACAACAGAACATTGAAGACTTGACATGGGAGATGATACGCATTGCAAAAGACCTTATGCCAAAGGTTATTATATGTGAGAATGTCAAGGGATTGACAATGGACTATGCAAAAGACCATTTAAATCGTATGGTAAGTGACTTTGAAGCACTTGGATATGCAACCACATATAAGGTTCTAAATGGAATACATTTTGGTGTGCCGCAGAAGAGACAACGTGTCTTCATTATATCAGTTCGTAATGATGTTCTAGATGACATTGATATGAACTGGATGCTACTATCGTCTGTTTATCCAGAACCAGCAAATGAGGAACCCACATTAGAGGATGCGATTGGTGATCTAAGACTTGATAATGAAAATAGTGTAGAGGCAGTTGAACTCTGTGAGGCCATGAAGAAAAGTGCTAAATATAAATGGTTGAGGAGATTACCAAAGAACCCAGATAAAGTGGTGTCAGTGGGAGATGATGTAGTAGGGCCATGGTATGATAAAGTTATCGCACACAGAAAAAAGATGGGAAAAGAATTGCCTGAAAGAAAAAGTTCATTCTACCAATCTCGCAGAGTCCCTTGGCATCAAGCATCTCATACGTTATCGGAACAAGGATTGCAAACAAGCCTTGCAGTCCATTTACATGCGGAAGAGGACAGAGTGTATACGACTAAGGAAGCAAAACGTATCATGACACTACCAGAAGATTATATTTTAACAGGAACACTTAATGAAAAACTTGCGAGAATTGGTTTAATGGTTGCCCCCATATGTATGAAATATGTTGCAGAGTCAGTTTATCAAAATATCTTGGAGCCATGGAATGAAGTACAT